AAATGAGGCAATCACCTAATATTGTAGTCCTTGTTGAATTTACGCTTGTGCTTATACATAATATTCTGAATGGTTCTTTCTGATACATCATACTTAATGGATATGTCCATATATGTAAATGTGTAGTTACCATTGTTAGACTCCAACACCTTGTCAAAATCTCTTATTATCATATAATCTCTTAGCTTTCTTGGCTCGATAAGACCTTTCTCTGATAGATGATTCAGGACATTCTTTATTCCTGCTTCCTCAGAGTATCGCCCCTTGACTTCATTGTATATAAGCTCTATGAACTCATTGACAATATCGGCATCATTCTGTCTTATCATACGCAAATATACTAAAAAGTAGCCTGACTTTCAATAGCAGATATTCTATTCTGCACTTCTGTCATATCACTTTCAACGATTACAACTTTAGAACTTCCCATTCCTCCACTTACTAATTGTTGTGCTGACCTTAGCTCTCCACCCATAGCAAACTTCTCTCCACTATTGAGTAAGCCACCATCAGCAAACTTAACACCATTACCATTGTAGCTGTTTATAGCTGATAGCATTGGTCTAAACATACTTGTTGATTTCTTGTTGATAATTGCTTCACCACCTTCAGCTTCGTGTATTCTACCACCAACTCTAAATTTAACACCACCATTAGCGTGTGAGTTGCCTTGAAACATACCACCTCTTGTAAGTCCGCCTTGTTCAAATTTAACATCTGTTGATGTGTTTTGAGAGCCTTCACCACTCTTGCCGCTACCACCGCCAAATCCACCTATGGTTTGTGCAAGTATAGAAGCAACAGACAATGCTGTTCCTATTTTTGCTTTTGCAATTAAAGGTGTATACATAGCTACTCCTGTACCTATAAGTTTAGCTTCTTGATTTGCCATAGCTAATTTATAGGCAGCAATTTCTTTTTGACCGCTAATTATAACTCCTGCAACAGCAGCTCCTTGCTCTACAATAAATGCTGCTTTAGATAATGCAGAGCCTTCTTCAGCTAAAGAACCAATAATTGAAGCTCCTTTAGCAACAGCTTGTACCTTAGCTATCTCTAAAGCCTCCTTAGCTTCTTTTTCAGAATTATAAGCCTTTATCTTTTCTGCTACCAAATCTTTTTCAAGGTTTAATTCAAACTGAGCTTGTTGAGCTTTTACAGCAAGATATTCATCAGTCCCAACTTCTAGGTTTGCTAGTCTATTATCGAAGTATTCTCTTTCTATATTTAATAAAGTTTCTTTAAGAGCTTCAGATTTAATCACTTGTCCTAGTTCATCATCCTCTCTTACTTCTTTAAACTCATCTAAAAATAACTTACTTATTCTTAACAAGCTTTCATTCTTTAATTTTTCTGCATTAATTATGTTTTTAGTATCATCAAGACCTTCTCTAATTTTTTGAAGCTCTTCTAATCTTTTAAAAGAAAGATTTAATTTTATTTTGAAATCTTCTATCTGAGCATCAAAGAATTGTTTAAGCTGAGGTTCTTCTTCTCCCGCAGTATGAAGCTCCATAATTTGGTCTTTGAAGAATCTAACAAAGTTTACTAAATCTGTTTCAGAGAAAGTTTTAAGTTTGCTTTTAAAGGTTTCAAGAACTTCTGCATCACTAGCAAAAACATCTCTCAATGTTCCGTCTTTCATTTCTTGTCTAACAAGCTTATTTTCTTTTAAGAAATCTTGATAAACTTTTGCACTCAACAACTCTCTTTCTCTTTCCAACTCATCATTAAGCTCTCTTTGAGCATCAGCAGCATCCTCTGTTCTATCTCTAAACACCAACAATGAAGCTGCAGCGGCTGTAAGTAAACCAACTATAAGACCTATTGGATTTCTTTTTAATAAAACATTAAATATTCTTAACTGTCTATTAGCAAATGTTTGAGCTGTGGTATATGCGTTTACAGCAAATGTCTTACCCTTCAGGGCTATTGTCATAGTCGTTATAGATATAGCTGCAACCTTTATTATGTTAACCAAAGCCAATACCGAGTTTGTAAAACCATCTACAAACTTATTGTCAGTAGCTAACTTATTAAAGAATAAAGCTAATCTATCAAGACTTTCTTTTAGCGCATTTCCTAATCCTGACTCACCAACCAAAGCTATATATATACCATCAAGAGCCGACCTAAACCTTAAACTAGCACCCTCTAGTGTATCTCCAATAATAGCAGCCATATCAGAAGCTGCTCCTGAAGAATCTCTATATGCAGCGGTTTGCTCTTCTATCTTGTCGATATGCTTTATCATATTAGCAATAGCATTTACCTGCCTAACATCAACAATCTTTAGCATTTTTTCGACATTAACACCCTCATCTCTCATTCGTCTAAACTCACGAACCATATCTTCAGATGAGTTAACTGTAAATCCAATAGACTTAGCTAAATCAGAGGAAGGGTCACCAAGCTTTAGGAATATGTTACGAAGAGATGTACCCGCAATAGAAGCCTCAATACCAGAATCAGTAAGAACACCCATAATTGCTGTTGTTTCTTCTAAGTCCATTCCTAGTAATGCCGCAACAGAAGAAACTTTTGTCATTGATGTTTGAAACTTCTCAAGAGTTAGTGCTGACTGTGTGAATGAAGAAGCCATAACATCAGCGACTCTCGCCCCCTCAGTAGCATCCAAACCAAATCCTCTGATTGTAGAACCAATAACTGTTGCTGTTCTAGCTAAGTCCTCACCCGTTGCTGTTGCAGTCAATAGAGCAGATTCCTGCACCTGTAATACTTCTGCTGCTGTAAAACCTAGCTTAGAAAAATTAAGCTGAAGCCCTGCTACTTGAGTTGCTGTAAAGAATGTTGAACGACCTAAATCCTCAGCAGACTTTTTTAGTTTGTCAAACTCCTCAGTACTTGCTCCCGATATAGCTTTTACTTTAGCCATCTCAAACTCAAAGTCTTTGAATGTTTCAACACCCTTGACTATTTGCTGTTGCATTAACTGAGTAACCTTTCTAAATCCATCAACAGCTAATTGAGCAATACCAAAAGCCTTAGCCATTTTTAATGTAAAGCTTCCTGCATTTTTGGAAGCCTTGTTCATTCCTTTTAACCCGTCTTGCGCTCTCTTATATTCTTGCCTTGCTTTTTTAAGATTAGCCTCGTTTTTAGCAAAGGCTTGTGCAGTAGAGTCGGTAATTTTTTTAGTGTCTTTATTCTGCTGTTTTAGTTCTTTAAGATTTTTAGAATAAAGCTCTATATTTTTTCTTAACTCTATTAACTCCTTGTTGCCCTTTATGGTAACCTGAATTAAAGTATTTACTTTTTTCGCCATTATATGTTTTTAATTATTGAATCCATAGATATATCTATCTCAACAGACATACCATTTACTATTTTTCTTTCTATACTTCTTTTTCTTGAACCGAAAGGTCTATTAACAAAACCCCTTCTCTTAGTGTTGCTTGACCATTTAAAAGCACCACTTGTAGGAGAGCCTTCACTCATCATCGCTTTAGCTATTGCAAATGCTAATGCTCTTCTTGGGTCTTTAGAGTTTTTTATCCTATCGCTTGTAGGAGCTATGTTTCTTTCGTCTATCCACTCCTGTATGGCATCTATATTTGGTAGTGAGTTAGGAAAAAACCCTTCATTTACATATTGAGCATACTCAACATCGTCTGCTATAACAAGTAAAGACATATTACCTCCAAACTCTTCTATCTCATACCTAATACTATCAGAAAGAGTTCCTGTGTTGTTGTGTCCTTGTCTGCTTAACTCACCTCTTATACCATCTACTAAATCATCTCCAATATCTCGAAGAATACTTCTCATCTGCTTTAAACTAATCTCTGCCATATTATCCTTTTGCTAATGATGCTTGTTTAATAATTGAGTTTTCTAAATCAACTAAATTAGTAGATATGTAATGATTATAAGCAGATATGTGATACAGAGAGCCATTGTATGTATCAGATGTTAATCCACCTATTATTCCAAACTGATTAAAAGAAAAGTCAGTTGTAGGCATAGTGTCAGTAGCAACCTGCACACCATTTTCTCTTATATACATTGTGCTTCCACTTCTTTGTAATGTTATCAATATCTTTTTGCTAGTGGGCTGCCAATATTCTGTTGATATACCAACAGCAACACTACTTGATGATGAAAAGCTAAGTATGTAAGATTTATTTCCTGATTCTCCTATTGAAAAATACATATCGTTATCATCACTCTTACCTAAGA